ACCAGGAGGCGCACCGATTGCACCTGATGCCATACCAGCCACCGGAACCAACCACCAGCCACCAGGAGGCGCACCGATTGCACCTGATACCATCCAGCCACCGGAACCAGCCACCAGCCACCAGCCACCAGGAGGCGCACCGATTATTTTTTCTATATATAATAAGGTATATAATATAATATAATGGCTATAAAAATCAATAACTATATAATGTTAGTGATAAAACACTATATAATTATTAAAATCTGTAAAAACACAATATATAATTATAAATGAACGTTAAATAACACCTTATTTTGTGTTTTTTCTCGCAAAATATTTGGCGGAAACAAATTATATTATTACCTTTGCAAACGTAAAACAAAACATAGTACAAACAATTAAAATTAAAAAGTCATGAAAAAGAATTTAGTTATCTCAACAGTCGCTGCAATCGCAGCAATCAACCCTGAAGGTTTTACCGTTAACGCTGCAAATTTGCAGCCTCTCACAACCGGGTACGCTGTAGCACTGAAGCGTACACAAAACAGCTTCGGCGCTGAAGGTCTTGCAAAGGTGGCAAATGTTATCGAAGAGCTCCAGGCTTCAGGCAATTTAAACGGTCGCACTTTGGCATTCGGCGGCTGGTATGATTCCGAATCTGGATTATATTATTATGATGCTACAGTGATTTTCGAGGATCGCGCTGAAGCTATCGAGGCCGGCCGTGCGAATGAGCAAATTGCAATTTTTGATCTTGCAAATTTGGAGGAGATCAGATTGTAATATCCAGGTAGTAAGTTATAAACGGGGACCGCTCCGGTGGTCCCTTTATAGGAACATTTTAAAATTTAGAATCATGAAGGAATTTTTAAAGGTAGTATTAAATATGGATACAATGAGTTTTATTTTGGCTATTATTCCACTGCCATTTGTTTTCGGCGCTTTTGTTTGCGCTTACGACCTGATCTTTGATGATGTAGTAAAAACTGGAGCTTGTATTGATTCCCTTCTTTTACTCCTTGCAATCAGCGCTTTAATGTATTTTGGGTTTGGTCTGATCATTAAAGATAATTATCTGGAGGCAAAAAGCGAGTTAAAAAAATAAAGTACTAATATTTTAAAATTTAGAAAATCATGGCAACAAAAATATATAATAGAAAAACTTTTGAGTTTACAGTTAACGGCGAAAAGATTTATTTTTACTGTAGTACTACAGACACGAAAAATGGATTTTGCCATCATGTTTACACTGTAGGCGGTGGCAAAGATTATGAGCATTCCCGTGTATCATATTATAACCGAACTTGGGAATCTTTTGAGTATGAGACGGCATTATTACACGCCGTCGATAAATTCCCAAAAAGTATGCGTGTATCTTTGCGCCTGGAGATCCAGGCCGTCGCAAAGAATGAACACGAAAAAGCAGAAGCCTTTTGCGCTGCATTCCAGGCTAATTTTGCGGCATTAAGTACTGAACAAAAGAAATTTGTCCAGGAACACACTCCGGTTATTACTAGCATGGATCAGGCAAAAGTTGTAAATTCTGCCATGGCTATGATGGCAGCATTATAATATATTTTAAAGATTCCAGGGTGCAAAGGTACAAGGCCTTAAACGGTGGATCATTCCCGCCGGCACCTTCTATTTATGAACATTTAAAAAATTTGAGTTATGGCAAAAAAGACTATAAAAGAACAGTATGAAGAATTAGCAAAATATGGAGAATGTTTTGAGCAAGAAGGTTACGGAGGCTGGTCCCTTGTGATCGACGAGAACGGGGAACGTGCATTATATAAGGTATGTTATAACAATACGGAGGAACTTTGCGCACGTTGGCAAAAGATAAAATACACGTGCCCTAAAAAAGAAGACAGTTGGCCGCGGCCTTATATCACAATTAAGGGGGTGCGGCACTATCTCGATAATTTCATGAGGTGTGCGTAAAATACCCGGTGCCCTGGATCCTTCCAGGGTACCCACAAAATAACCATATTATAGAATCTTTAAAACATTAGAGTTATGAATAATAGCATCAATATTTCACGCCGTACCAGTACGGCGGCGCTAGTAAGCGTTTTATTTGCCGTGTGTGCTCTTCTTTTTGTGCGCCTGAATAAATGTATCTTTGCGGCTGTAAAAACCGCCTGGAGATGGCTTTTTGCGCCTAAAACTTACTTTGCCGGCGACGGTGAAGGGGTGACAGTTAACGGGCTGCAGTTTATAGGCATTAATTTACTTGCCGCGGCCGTGTGTATGATATTATCAGTATCTTTATAAAGATATTCTTTTTCAAACTTTAAATATATCAAGGTGCAAAGGTTTAAGGCCTTCATGGTGGATCATTCCCGCCGGCACCTTCTAATAAGGTGATAAAAGCCGCTTTTATAGTGGCTGCAAAATATCACTAGGAATTAGTAAACATATTATAGAATCTTTAAAATATTAGAGTTATGGCAACGTGTAATTTTGGGCATACAATTTTTAGCAGATATTATTCTGTTATGGTTGACGACGAAATCGAGTTCGATTTTCAGCGTGATAATATCGCCGGAGCGATTAGTGATCTTGATGGAGGCTATCTGGAAAACGGGGAACCATACCAGATTGCAAGTGTTTTCCGTGAAATCGAGTTTTGCGGCGTTCCTTTCGAGTTTTCGATAGATGTATTTTTGCGACCTGGTTATTACGAGGGGGCTTATCTAGATGGCAGAATTTACTTAGATGGCAGCGAGTACGACGACGTACACGATATAGATTTTGCCGATATTCTGGAGCAAGGTCTATGGGACACGGATCAGGCGTGCCAGTATCGAAGCACGGGCCAGGTACGCGGTTTTGCGGTTATGCAGTCTAAAAACTTAGAAAAGCGGCTCCTGGCATTATATTCTTCTATTATAGAGAATATCGAAAAAGTAGCCGCGCCGTTAACGGATCAGATTGTAGAGATAGGTCGTTTTAGTAATGGATCAGCCGTATATAAGCGAGTATCTTAAAAGCCCTTGTGGGTACTTCTGGAGGCTCCAGGGTACCCAGATTATAGAACGCATAAAATATCACTCTATTATAGAACATTTTAAATTTTGAGAAATTATGAAAACAAAGATAGATTTAAAAAATTTGGAGAATGAGAATATCAGTAAAATCGCGGACCGCTTGTGTGATTTAATCGATGCCTCTGGAGACGTTTTTCTATGGACCGGCGATTCTATTTCAACCAAAAAGCCAGGGCGCTTCAGTAGCGTGGAAAACGCAAAGGAATACGGAATCCTGAAAAATGAGTACTACATGCGCCGTGGTATGATTGATCGTGACAAGCCTATAAACTACATGATAGGCACGGAAAAAGATTACCAGAACGCCGTGAAGGCCTGGCAGCGTCGCAAGAAAAACGAGGAAGTAAGAAAGTACCGCGAACACGTCGAAAAACTCGTGAACCGCTCCAACAAAGAAATAATAGCCATGAAGGCGTTAAAAGATGTTTGCTGTACCTTCGATGGCAAAGTGATAAATAAGCGCTTCCTGGATGCTGCAAAGGAGGCGACGGGCTTTTATTGCAGCTTTTATGAAAGCTGCCTGGAATTAAGCGCTGTCAATTCATACGGAGAATACGCGCCGGGCATCACGTTTTACGGTTCCTGGAACTCTCAGAAGGGTAAGGAGTGGGAATGGTTCACGGGCGACCGTATGGAAGCAGAAAAAGCCCTGGGAGTGATCGATGGGTATATCTGGGATAGAAGACAGGATATTGCTAAATATAAAGACAGCATCAAACATTACGCAAAGTATGTGGACCAGGTACGCAAAATCGAGGCTTCAGTTCATGAGCTGGTAAAAACCGACGGCACGATCAGAAACTGGGCACGTGAACACGATTTGAGGAAGTACCCACTGTTTAGCCACATCTGGATATGTTAATAGCTAGCCCTGGATAGCATCCAGGGCACCTATTATAGAACGTGTGAAATATCACTTATTATAGACCATTTTAAATTTTGAGGATTTATGAAATGATTAATACGAAGGTGTATGTAGATAACCTGAGCCAACAGGCAAAGAAGGACGGCCGACCTTATGAAATGGCACTGAATGATTTCTGTGACTTCCTTCTTGATTTATTCAGCGTGGAAGCATTCAAGAATGATTCCAAGGGGTTTCTGAAATGGCAGCAGGAGCGCCTTCAGGCAAAACCGCATTTCGGCTTTTTGACTCTCGCCTGGATGGATGATGTATCACGTGCCATGGAGCGCGGAAAATGGCTTGATGTTTTCGGTACGTTGTATGAAGATATGTATCTAACATCCGGCAAAGCTTCGAGAACGGGTCAATTTTTCACGCCTGAGAGTGTTTCGGATTTTATGAGTAATATTATAGGCTCGAAAAAAAATGAAGCCTCCAGCGTGAAAATTGGCGGATATAAAGTGAATGATTGCGCCGCTGGCAGTGGTCGCCTTCTCCTGTCTCATTATATGGATGTTAGCAAAACAGACCATTCAGCCGGTCGCCCTTATTGCTATATTGCCCAGGATTCGGACCCGCTGGCATGTAAGATGTGCGCCCTGAACATGATGATCCACGGAATGAATGGAAGGGTAATTTGCCAAGACACCCTTACTTTGAGTACTCCAACGGTGGAGTATATCGTTAACGAAATAAGATACCCATTTATCACGCCTTATTATAGCATACGTACTGAATCAGGGAATCCAGCAAAATAGGGATTCCCTGGGAATGAAAAGAAACATATAATAGAACATTCAAAATATTAGGAATTATGGCAAACAAAGTTACAGACTTATTCAAGAAGTCTTCATCATACGACAAAAAGCATATCAAGAATTTAAGCTCAAAGAAAGTTCCGGCAGCCTTGCTCCAGGCAGTGGAGAAGGGATGCAGTTTCGAGACTCTGGAGAAACTGGCAAAGGGCTTCCCTATCTGCAAATATCAAACGCAAATCACCGTTCACGGAATCTTTGATGATCCGAGTACTCGCTGTGTAGGTTTTTACGTGAATCTCACGAAAAACAAAAACCAGTCTTTGGGCATCAGATGGACCGCCATCGACCACGAGAAGAAGGAGAAACTTTTCTCTTATATCAAACTGATGGATAATGAATGGCACATCCAGGAGGACAGCAGCAGCTTCTATATGCGCAAAATGGTGCGATTCACCAGCCACGAAGAACTTCTGAAGGTGCAGGAAAAATACCAGGCAGAAGCGGATAAGATAGACGTAAATCTGTTTACTGGCAGTGCCAACGTCTTCAAACTGGAAGGCCTTTGGGGTATTACCTATGTAGGTTTGGCGCTGGTCATTCAGTGCTTCCCTGAAGGCAGATTTTGGCAGATTGCCGAGAATATCACGGGCAAGAAGAAAACAGAGATCCTGGCAGCAGAAGCGGCTAAGATTGCCGAGGAGAAGAAACGGGATGAGGAACGGGAGGCTGAAAAGAAGAGATACCAGGAGGAAGCAGATCGCAGACGTGCAGCATACGAGGCACGCCGTGCAGCCTGGAAAGCCGAAAATCCTATTCCGGCAGGATTCGAGAAGGTGGAGAATTACACCTTCCAGCCGGGAGATATGGAACTGCTTCGACCGATGGCCACCGAAACATCAGAGTTTGCGTACCGATACCGTATCTATTATAAGAGTTTTGGCAGATTATGCAACTGCCTTTGCGATGCAGTTGGAAAGCATCTGGGGCGTGGCAATGAGGTATGGAAGCATACGGTGGCAGAAGCATACGTTAAGAAGGCAGCATAAGTAGTAATCACTTATTATAGAACATATAGAAAATGAAGAAATCATCAGTTATATATAATTTCGCCATCTCGCAGCAGCAGGGTAAAATCCTGCTGACTGCCCAGGAATATCCCTGGAGTGTGCTCCAGGTAGTGACTTTCGACCCAAAGTATTTTGAATGGTGGGTAGAAGTTTGCGAGAGTCACGGAATGGTAGCTACACACGACAAGGACCGCTCCTTCTGCATCATCCATCTTTGCAGTGGAGATCAGAACGGAAAATATCCTGATAGGCACGTGCCAATGGATACGCCTAAAGATACGGACAATTATCTGAAGGCACTGAAAGATGCCATGGCTCAGGCAGCAGTCTGGTATTATACGAATATTATAGAATCAACAAAAAATTAGGAAATCGTATGAAGCATATTTATATTCTGAGCACTTGCGACAACTGGAAATCTCGCGGCTCAATGATTAGATATTACGTCGGATCATCCGACAAGACGGGCACCCGCCGAATGCTGGCAGCTATCAAAAAAGGTATCAGGGAGCATATTTTTCGTTGGGCTACGAATGGCGAGAAAGTTCCGGTGCTGGAGCAGATAGAAGACTTTCAATACGATGTAAAGTTTGCCGGTGCTACAGTTGTGCGTGAAATCCAGAGCAAACTGGAAGGCGGCTCGCTGGAACTCGTAGAGTTCAATAGTTATCAGTAGCGCTATAAGGTGCGTTATTAATCACATATTATATAACAATATTAAAAATTTAGAAATTATGAACGCAAAGAATAATAATAAGAACAGTATGAACGTTATAGAGAATGTAGAGAACGAAGTGCAGGTGACAGAAGAGAGCCGCAAGGCATACGGACGACCATCCGTTAACGAGGAGAAGGGATGGAAACTGGACCACGTTATCCCTTTCGATTTTTATCACAACGCTTATATCAAGAGCCGCGCGAGCATCGATGAGCTTGTGGAGATGGTGCTGAAGGAATGCAATATCAAGCCGGACGATACCTGCTCTTGGGCAAAGGATATTCGCACGATTATTAAGCATAGTATTGAGAACTACGACAAGCTTTTGGAGGAGAGCGAGAACACTCTGGACGAAGAGAACCTGAACCTATCAGGGTGTTTGGTTGGCGATGCAATCGAATTTCGGCATGAGGCTTTTTATCCTGCCGGTTACATCGCTCCTCATACCTTTGAGGAGACGAAAGAGGAATACGTTCGGGAAGGTAATTGGAAGAGTTTTCTTGCCTCGAATAGTATGACCGAGGAGGAATACAAGGAGTATTACAACAAACACTATTTCCTTGCTGATGTAGCATAGAAATCCCCATCCCCGTCCGGCAGACCGGCAAGGGTGGATCGCCACCGCCACGGGGAGCATTTTTAAACATAACTTTAAGATTTTAATTGTTTCGCGGAAGCGTCCGCATTTGTTTTAGTTTACACGCTGTCTGCGGTCTGTGAGGATAGCAGCGGCAATTTCGCCTATGGTTGGCCGAGGATGATATGCTTCATCCTTCAGGGTCCGAATCCCTGGTGGGCGACAAGAGAAGAAAAGAAGATAAAAAGGTGTTGAGAATTTACTTTTCAAATAAAACAAACGTTAAAAATGCACCTAAATACGTAATTAAAGTGCATTTTATTTGGTAGTTTCAGAAAATCTTTGTACCTTTGCATCAGATAAAAACAAGAAGATAAATAAAAACAATAATAATCATTTTAGCCCTAGCGCATCACGGTTAAGCGACGAGAATATGAACGAAAAGAATGTATATATTGTTCTTTGTAACAAGATTATCGCAGATGTTTTCGATTCCCCGGAAAAGGCTTTCAACAGTCTTCCTAAGAAAGATGAGTTCACGGAAGTTTATCAGACTATACGTACCTGCGACGGTGAGGAAGCAATTATCCCTACAGCGGATAATTTCTATCTGAGTACCCCTATTTATGTTCATGTAGCAGAGCATACGGAGGATGTGATGGGATTCCAGGTAGAGTGTCAGGAAGAAACTTTTGTTTACGAGATTCAGGGGTTTAAGGCAAAATAATAACCATTTAGCCCTAGGCGCATCACGGTGAAGCGCAAACAATATGGGAACATATAGAAGAGTATTTATTCCGTCCAAATTTTCATCTGTTGAGAATGCTAACAAGAAGCATAAGAGCAGCGTATCAGCGTGCAAAAAGAACGGCGTAGTAAACGTTTGTATCTTCGATGGCACGAAGTCACTTCTGGGTAAGATGAAGGCTTTTGTTGAAGAAAAGAAGGTAGATTATCATACCTTCGGTGATAACTACAACGGATACGGCTATCAGGATCACTATCACGATTATTACCTGAATGCGAAGGACGGAAAAGCATTCGTCGAAATGCTCGACGGGAAAAAGAAGGTCGTGAAGAAGGTGAAAACCTGGGAAGACGTTCGCGACGCATGGGCACGCTCGCTGGTTAGAAAATCAGAGAATGCGGTTACCTTCGAGGAGGCACAGCAGATGGCAGAGGAAAAGGTAGATTACAAGAACGACAGAATATCAGCGATGATCTCACGCCAGTCTGAGCGAGGCGACAGCGTAAAGCGCGGCAAGCTCATTGCAAAGATGGAGCGTGAAAATCCTCTCCGTCCTATCCGAGATTACGACCACGCCCTGGCTATCATTGCAGCAAGCAAACGTCACAATAATACGACCTACGATAACCTCCTGAGCGAGGCGCACGATATGGAGCGCTATGGCGATATTGAGCCAGGAACCGCAAAGGAGTGGGCACGTGAGCAGATAAAGAAAACTAAGCAGATATAATTATTACTAAGCCCTAGGCGCATCGCGGTTAAGCGCAGACAATATGAAGAAGTTTTTTGTATATTTTGACAAGAAAGTAATCATTGACTCAGCAGAAGAAGCCGAGGAGTTTATTAATAGTCTGACCGACAAGAACGAGCCGGGCGGCAGAAAGCTGGAGGTTAACTACAACGTTCACGCCCTTCTGAAGAAGATTTATCAGGACGAGCAGGCGGGCAGAAAATTGCAGACTACAGGCTGCAGCCCTTCATCCTTCATCTATTGCTATCCTGCCCTTGCTGATACTCCCGAGGAGTGCGAGAAGGCCGTGATAGCGAAGGAGGCGGCAGATCGCAAGCGCAAGCTGGATGAGGAGATTCAGGAGAAGCAGCGCATCGCCCGGGAAATCAACAAGCGCCGCAAGGAACTGGCTGCGATGCCGAAGGGCACCTATACCGTGGAGATTATTATCTCCATTCTCGACCATCGAACCTGCGGTCCTTTTCAGGATGTAGCCATTATCGGGTGCCAGGCTGAGAACGGCGAAGATGCCTACAAGAAGGCAGTGGAGAAGCTGAGAGACAAGTATGGCGATGACCTTCTCGATTACGAGACTATCGCCACCACCCAGATTATTCCTGCTCCTGCATCACCGACAATAAGCACATTGTTATAGCATCGGAGATTTTTTACTGGTTATAGATTATTTTTAGCCCTCGACATCACGGTTAAGTCATAAGATATGAAAGCAATCACGAAAAGCGGAACCGTTTATGATGTGAAGTTCTGGAACAACCGTAGATTGATGGAACTCTTTCATTTAGAACATGATGACGATGCGATAGTTGAATGGTTCCATTTCGGTGCTCTGATTAATATATCTGGCGAATGGTATCATTGTCATCCAGAAGTAAGGTATATCGATGATAAGTTGACTCCGTATGTTAGTTTAAGCCGTTCTGCAATTCAGGCTTTAAAGATTGATACCCCCAAGAACGTACTTATCCGTCTCGACTCAATACCCGAAGAAGAGTTTAAAACCTTCTATAAGGGCTTAATTCAATCGACGAAAGAAAAAGCCAATGCTTTGGAGTTTACATATATAGAGGTAACTCATAACTATATATGTGGCAGCGATTGCAAGGATGATCACCTGTATCTCTATTTCAACGACAAGGCTTTAAGAATCCTCGATGCTTTTAATGCGCTTGATAATTTTGACGATAGAATGAATTTTACGTCGAAATTTGAAGGCTATGATACGACATATCGCATTGATGAAACGAATATAGATAAGCTTTTCGAGCTTGCGGGTCCCAAACTTAAAGAGATTGAGGCGAAAAGAGAGGAGCGAAGAAGAAAAGAGGAGAAGATCAGAAGAGTTAAAGAGGCTATAGAAAATGGCGCTATCTCTTTTCACTGCGAATCGGCACCACATGACGAAGATTTGAGCGAGGTTATTTTAACCCGTCCTTGCCCAAATTCAGGTTCCTTCACCTTGACGCATCGCATACCTGCTGAAGTGTTCTCAAAGATAAAGAAATTCGGCGTATATTACGACCACGATTTCCTGGAGGAGTGTGATATGTTCTGGTCTGCTCCTGGATGGCGTTTCAGAAAGGAAGCTATTGAAACTTTATTGCGTGAAAACTTCAAGGTGTTTGTGGATTGCGAAGAAGTTTCTTTAACTCAAGATTAAGGAAACGGAAAAGCCCCGACCTAAGCCGGGGCACTGCGAGCCTTCTGGCTCGAATCTACTATAGTAGAAATTTGGCTCTTTAAGAGCGTTTGAATCCACAGACTTTTGAAAGTCTGACCGTCAACGGAAGTTTTATGTTTCTTTCTATTCCATAAAGGTACGATTGAAATCTTCCGAAGACGGTGCAAATTTAAAAAATAAAACAATACGGTGTATCATTTCACCCGAATTATTAATATTAATTAAGATATTTCAGCCCTACCGCATCACGGCGAAGCGGATTTTTATGGAGAATGTTAAAAAACAGGCATCATCTTCTGCCACGAAAGATAGTATCAGCATCACTCCTCGTGATGTGCTTCAGCGTTACGACTTACTGGAGGCTCACCTGGATAAATTGAAGCCTGGCGAGTATTCCGTCTGCATCAATTACAAAAAGAAGGGTATTGTCGAGCTGCGCAGGAACCAACGTCCTGCTGATCACCTGAATGTATTGGAGAAGGTGACGAAGGAGGAGAAGAACACACAAGCTGCCCTGCATCGTTTTGCTGTCGAGGTTCGTAAGGTGTACCAGTCCGGTATCACCATCATCGGCAAGACTCATGCCCTGAAAAGCTTCGGCAAACGTATCGTAGATGCAGCGCTATGTATCAAGGAAGCCAACAACCAGTATTATTCCTGCGCTGCTCCTCGCCAGTATTACGACAAGAATGCGCTGGTATATATGAAGCTGGAGCAGATAGAGAATGAAGATAAATAAAAGATATTTATAGTAACTTCTTAAATTCACTTGAAATTATGGAGAAAGAAAAATTTACACTTTCTTATATCGGAAGATCAAAGTGGTCTGTTTCTGATAGATTGACAAGTCTTAAGCTTAAGTTTAATGAGGAGAATAAAGATGTTTAAGATATTGCACGCCTTCCTTGATTATCCCTTCTGCTCGTTCGAGTTTCTGAATCTCGACACTCAGGATCATATATTTGCTTCATTCTTCGATGATCCTCTTTATGAGCTTCTGAAAGAGTGCGGGGTGAATTATGACCACGAGTTAGAAGGGAAGATAATAGAGAAGATTCCGTCCGATTTGCGCATACATACCAGGGAGTATGCCGTTATCAGGGCGCAACAATATTTAGAAGGTTCTTGGTTCTTTCCCTGGCTAAAGAAGAAAAAGTAATATAATCATTTAGCCCTACGCATCACGGATAAGCGGAAAAAATATGGAGATCAATAAAACATCAAATAAGAAAGGCAGACCTGCAGCAGAAGGCAAGGCTCACAAATATGTGGTGCCTGATGACGTTCACGATTGGATAAGAAAGCATGGAGGCAGCAGATATATCACGGATATTGTACGCGCTATCGAGGCTGCGACCTTACAGGCACAGAAGAATCCTTCATTATAACATCGGTGAAACTTCACTGATGCTGCGACAAAATTATAAACATCAATTTCAATACATTTAAAGATTATAGCATTATGAAGAAAGCAATTACTTATTCAGTAGCAGCCATCGCCATGGTGGGCGTGGCGGTGCTCCTCTTCTCTACCATCGGTGTGGCAGTGTTCTTCTTGCCGCTTTTGGCTGGAGCATTCAAATAGAAAAATATCGCAATGGGCGCAATATTCCTGCACCCTTTGCGTTATTCAGATATACATTATAGAATCTTTTAAAAACTAGAAACATGAAAGATAATGAAGAAATAATTGCCTTCTCCTGCAACGATCACGTCATCTTCTTTGATGAGTTCGGCATATTGTTCGAGCGTATTGGTCTTGCGTGGAAGAAAGACAAGGACAGTTTGGAAAGGCTAATTAAACCGTATTATATCAGCGAAGAAGGTTATTGGCGTGTTCCTGCGGGTGCGAATGATGATTTTGAGTATAGCCCTGTCATCGCCCATCGTGGAGAAACGATACCTTTTGAAAATCTACATAATATCTTTGGATATACTCAATATATTTCATCGGTTATTCCCGACCTGAAGAGTTATGATGTTCATATAGACCTAAAATCCGCAACTATCATTCAATACACGATTAAGGGTAGATTTATGAATCGTTAGTAGCAGCTTTCAGTAAAAAGCAACAGCACAACATCAATA